CATCACGAGGTACGCGCCGACGGCACGGCGCGGCACGGTCATCACGCCTGGGCATCGCGTTCTCACGATCACGAGGTACTTGCCCGCGATCGTGATGCCGGTGGTCGTCTCGATCACGACCGTCGTAGATGTCGCGCTCTCGCCGTTCAACCCGACGGTCCTGCGGCCACGGTCGTTCACGCCCGGCCTGGAGACCCTGACGCTCCAGCGGTACACGCCGCGAACGCTGCTCACAAAGGGCATCCTCGTCGGCGACACCGCACTGACGATCACCCGCTACGCGCCGTCGGCGGTCGTGACGAAGCTGGTCACCACGGGCACCGCGACGCTGACCACGGCGTCGTATGCGCCCACACTGACCAACACCTACCTCATCACGCCCGGTACGCAGAGCGTACTGCTAGCACCGCAGTACCCTTCCGCCGAGGTGTCGGGCATCGACTTGCCCGTCGTCGATCTCGCGGGAGAGGTGATCGAGAACTACACGGTTGTCAGCACCTACGCCCAGGTCGCGCCTCGCTTTCGCGAGCCCTACACCGGGGAGTTCTCCAGCCTGCTGGCTCTCGGGACGCCGATCGAGGGGCCACTGACGGCTGGTGGCGTGACGCACAGCATCCCCACGCCCAAGGACAACAACGCTGGCTTCTGGATGGAGCAGGCCAGCGTGGGCTACGACTGGTTCGACACGGTCCACTTCCTGCCGCGCAGCACGTTCGCGTTCGGGCTGATCCTCTCGCAGAAGACCGCGACCTACGAGGTCTTCAACTCGTGGCGGGAGGACATCACGTTCACCGCCCTCACGAACAACATCGGCAGCAGTGTCACGCTGCCGGATCTGCCCACGCCGCCCTTCACCATGGGCGCGTTCACCTCGTTCCTTGACCCGACCAGCACGCACACCAGCGGGGCGTCCAAGAACAAGGTGCTGCTGGAACTGGTTGTCTCGAAGGACGGACCGCCGACCTTCGACAACACGCTTGTCTGGAGCTTCAGCACGGGTGACGAAGCGGTCGCACGGCTCACGGGCTCCCGCATCTCCCTGATCCCGCTCATCTACGAGTCGGAGTTCGAGGAGACCCTGGACTTCATCAGCAACACCATCGCAGCGGACGACGGCACGGAGCAAGTACTGTCGCTCGTGGGCTACCCGGTGCAGGGCTTCCGCGTCACCTACTTGCTGGATGCAGAGGACCGGCAGCGGATGCAGATGCTGCTGATGGGCGGAATGCCCCGCCTGCTGGCGTTCCCGGTCTGGCACGAGGACATTCTCACCACTGCAACGGCGAGCGCAGGAGCAACGTCCGTGTCGGTCTCTGCGACCACCGACGTGGACTACCGCGTGGGCGGCTTCGCAGTTCTCTGGTCGTCCGCAACTTCCTACGACGTAGTGCAGCTCACCAGCGTCAGCACCAACAGCCTTGGCTTTACCACGACGCCGCTGACAGGAAGCTACGGCTCTGGCACCCGAGTCGCGCCGCTGCGCCTGGGCTACATCGTCAACGACGTGCCCAGTTCGCGGTTCTTGGTCAACCTAGACCAGTACACGATGCAGTTCCGAGTCACGGACAACGAGACCGGCATGTTCGCGGGCTCCACGACTGGGTGGAGCACCTACAGCACCAAGGTGCTGCTGGACGACCCGAACATCGTGGACGGAGGCATGGAGGTTCTTGCCACCACCCGCGTCCAGGTCATCGACAACAACAGTGGCGTCGTTGAGTACATCCCGCTCTGGAACAAGAGCCGACGAAACTCGACCAAGGGCTTCAGCATCCGGTCTCGCGCCGAGATGATGAAGGTCAAGCGGCTGCTGCTGGCGTTGCGTGGCCCACAGGTCTCGTTCCGCCTTCCGACCTTCGCCGAGGACGTGACCGTCGTTGCGAACCTCGCGTCGTTGACGTTCACGATGGACATCCGGCACATCGGCTACACGCAGTACGCCCAGAGCCGCGAGCCGAGGAAGGTGCTCCGTGTCACTTTCACGGATGGAACTTCTCTCGTCCGCGTGGTCCAGTCCTCGGTCGAGGTGAGCACAACGGTGGAGCGGCTGACCCTGGACCTTCAGTGGCCCTCGACCAAGACCCCAGCCGAGGTCCGTCGCGTCGAGTTCTACGAGCCAGTTCGCTTCGACACCGACGTGTTCACGTTCCGCTACCAGCGCACGGGCTGGGCTAGCCTGCGCGCACCTGTGAAGACCCTGATGGACGCATGAGTTCCTTCTCCGCACTCGAATCCGGCGCAGAGACCAGCAGGCCGGTAGAGACCTACCTGATCACGCTGGGCTCGTCGGTCTACCGCTACACCAGTGCTCCCTCGAACATCACCTGGGGCGGCAACACCTACACCTCGATCCCGATCCGGCGTGGCTCGATCGGTATCGGACCGGAGGCACGGCGCAACACGCTGACGATCGAGGTGCCTGCGACCAACGAGTTCGCGGAGCTGTACATCGACGTTCCGCCAGCCAAGAAGGCGACGCTCCAGATCTTCCGCCTCCAGCGTGACGAGTCGCCAACCTACGCAACCCAGATCGAGCTGTTCACGGGCGCGATCCAGAGCGTGCGCTTCCCAGACTTCGGCGTCGCCGAACTTGTCGCCCAAGCGATCGAGGCGTCGGTTGCGCGTGTCATCCCGCGCTACAGCTACATGGGCATGTGCAACCACACGCTGTACGGACCCGGCTGCGGCGTGAACTCGGCGTTGCATCAGTACATCGGGACCATCTCTGCGATCAGCAGCAACGGTCGAGTGCTTACGGTCCCCGGCGCGGCTGCGAGCGGACACGACTTCGCTGGCGGGCACGTCACCGTTCCCAGCATCAGCGGCACGCGCCTCGTGCTTTCGCAGTCCTCGAACAACCTGACGTTGCTCGTACCCTACGACGCCTCGCTCGTGGGCTCGTCGATCACATGCTTCGCGGGCTGCGACCACCTCGTGGACAGTGACTGCTCTGCCGTCTTCGACAACGTGATCCGATTCGGCGGCTTCCCGTTCGTGCCCAACCGCAACATCTTCACGAAGGGACTGACGATCTAATGCTGCTTCTCGCCGACCTCGCGATTCTTGCGATCATCCTGATCGTCGCACTGATTCTGACGGAGGTTCTCCGTCCGAAGCCGAAGTTCGAGGATGCGCGACCGTCAGGCATCGGCGACTTCCGTGTGCCCACGGCGACCGAAGGGCGCGTCATCCCGCTTCTCTGGGGCCGTGCGCGCATCGACGGACCCAACGTCGTTTGGTACGGCGACGTGTACCAGCAGAAGCGGACGAAGTACATCCGCACGAGCCTCACCAGCGGCTCGCGCGTCACGCTGGGCTTCAAGAACTTCGTTGCCTTCCAGCAGGCTTTGTGTCGTGGGCCCGGCGTCGCGCTGCGCGGGGCATGGATCGACGACAAGCCCGTCTACAGCGGCAACATCACGGGTGTCGGCACGTTCAACATCGACGACCCGAACCTGTTCGGCGGCGACGAGCTTGGCAACGGCGGGTTCCAAGCCACGATCGAGTTCTACCCAGGGAACGAGTCGCAGGCAGTCAGCAACTACCTAGACTCGGTAACGAGGCAGCAGATCAGTGCGCCCACCCCAACCGCTCCGCGCTACACGGGAACGTGCTACCTCGTGGCACGCGGACTCGGCTCATCGGTCGGCACGCTGAACAGCGCGTACATCGGCAACTCGACGACCGTTCCGATCCTTGCCGTAGACGTGGAGCGGTTCCCCGCCACCTTCCCTGGGCAGGGAGCAACGGACAACAAGATCGGCACGGACGGCGACTGCAACCCGATCAACGTCATCTACGAGGTGCTGACCAACACCGAGTGGGGCCTCGGACGCAGCCCAGCCGACATCGACACCGGGGCCGGTTCGTCGTTCCTTGAAGCCAGCAACACGATGATCACCGAGGAGAACGGCTTCTCGATGATCCTGGACCAAGCTCTGGTCGCGAGCGACCTGTTCCAGGAGATCGAACGCCAGATCGGCGGCATGGTCTATCGCGACCTGTTTAGCGGGAAGTGGAAGATCAAGCTGGCCCGAGACGACTACGTCTTGGCCTCGCAGCCGCTGGTGGATGAGTCGAACTCCGAACTGGTCTCCTACATTCGTTCTGGCTGGGAGGACACCACCAACCAAGTTCAGGTGCTCTTCAACAAGCGAGACGACGACTACAAGGAGAGCTACGCCATCGCCCAGGATCTCGCGAACGCGATCATCCAGGGCGACGGAACTATCGGGGCTAACCAGATCGTCTCGGCGCAGATGCGCTTCCCCGGCGTGAAGAGCAGCCAGCTTGCAGCGGATCTGGCGTGGCGCGAGCTTCGCACGATGTCGTATCCGCTGGCGCGAGCGGAGCTGAAGGTGGACCGCAGCTTCTACGCGATCCAGCTCAACAGCGTCATCCGTTGGTCGAACAGCACCTACGGCATCGTCGAGATGCCGATGCGCGTCACCTCCATCGACTACGGCACGCTTCAGGACAACGCCATCACGTTGGGCTGCGTGCAGGACATCTTCTACTACGCGCCCCCGTCCTTCGGCATCCCGCAGCCCACGTCGTGGACTGCTCCTACGTTCAATGCCGTGGCGTTCCCGGCTGCGGATCAGGTCATCATGAGCGCGCCGCGAGCGATCATGCGCCGCTCGAACCCTGGGACCACGCTCGCCATTCCGAGTTCGTGGTACGAGGGATTCACGAGTCCTCCGTCCAGCACGGACGCCGTTTGGGTCGGAGCCACACGGCAGGGCTACGAGCAAGGCTTCCGTACCTACATCGACGGTCGTCGGTTCGCGGACGTAGACGTGTTCTTCCAGTACGGAACGCTGGTCTCGGCAGTTGCTGCCCAGCAAGCGAACCCGGTCGCCAGCATCCAGATGTACGCGAGTGGTCAGCTCGCGGAGTTCTTCGATGATCTTGATGCGTCCGAGATCGGCACCTCGCTGGCGCAGCTCGTCATGGTGGACAACGAGTTCTGGTTGGTGCGTGGTGCGAGCTACAGCGTCGGAACCGGAATCCTGACGCTCACCAACGTCTACCGAGGCGTGCTCGACTCTGTGCAGAAGGCACACTCGGCTGGGGCACGAGTGAAGTGCTTGTTCACGGGCGGCGACCTCGTTCGATACACCAGCAACCCCGACTACCTGTACTGGACGAGACGGTCGGCGACCGACACGGTCGAGTTGCGGATGTATCGTGGTGACTCGTACTACACAGGCACGGTCACGTCGGTGAACATCATCGGCAACGACTTCCGTGCCTTCCGTCCAAACCCCCCGTCAGCCATCCGCTACAACGGCAGCTCGACACCGTTCACAACGCCAAGCCTGGAGGGCGCGGGCTCTGGGCTCAACGGCTTCCGCATCGACGTGAACTGGTGGCGCAAGGACTACAACGCCACGGACGAGGCAGCAGCGGTTACGGGCGATGCAACGCCAACAGTCACGACCGAGTACCGTCTCGAAGTTCGTGCCGATCATTGCGATCTGGGAGCTCAAGACACGAGAGGACTGGTTGGAACTGGGGTTGTTCCTCACCGGCCAGTTCGGAGAACCCGCGGCGTTCAGTGCTCGGGTCAAACGACATCTCTCGAAGCGCACCGGCGAATTCGATCTGGTGC